ATTCATAATGCTGGGGTCCGGGGTTCAAGTCCCTGCGTAGCCACCAAACAAAACAAGGGTTTAGCGAAAGCTAAGCCCTTTTTTGTTTTCCGGGCAGACTACAAACAGACTACATCCCGACTACTGACCCGAAACGCATTGCTGCGTTTGGAGCGAAATACCTTCCCCGCCTTTATCGCCCATCAGCACCTGACCATCGCCTAAAAAGGCTACGCGCTGCCCCTCAAGCAACGGGCATGGCGCATTTCCGTACATCTCAAAGCTGTATAAAAACCAGCGCGCCTTGTCATCGACAAAAGCCCTGTAGCCTTTCTGACCATCTGCAGCCCAGGAATAGGCAAGGCCGCAGACGACCATAAAACTTACAACGCGCACCGTGATAGTTAATCGCTTGTAAGGGAGACTGTCGTCGGAGCTATACCAAGGAAATAGGACGGCTAGAGCGTTCTCATCCTTAGTCCAATGAAGCAACAGGTAGATAAAGACGAACCCTAGACCCACAACGAAAGAAACGCTCAAGGCCAGATGGATTAGCACAATCGCCATAAAAATGGAGATAAACGCGATTGTGTGAACGAACTTTCCAGGGTCTATACCAGTGACGTCATTCACCACCTGAGCAGACATAGCAATAGCAACGTTTGCCCCGCCACCCACGACAACCAAGAGCAGCAGTTTGCCTAAGGTAGAGTCTGCAAGGCGGCCATAGAAACTCAGGAGATCGGACGTTAGCGCCATCCCCCAAGAAAACAGCGCGAGAAACAGCAAGCCTCGGTCAATCTCCCAACCAAAAGGCTTAATAGCCAGGTAAAGACCAAACAAAAGGAACGCATTCACATAAGCTTTCTGGGAGGGCTGCAAGGAGCTGTAATGGCTCGCTAATGACGCCCTAAGACCTGATATCCAATTGCGTACCTCTACATCCCCTGTAGGCATTGCTTAACTCCTTTTTGATTAGCCTGCTGCTCTCAGCGGCTCTATATCGTGTTCAATTGCGTCACCGGCCTCAGCGTAGGTTGTCGCCAAAGCATATTCAGTCTGCAGGTTCATCCAGAACTGTGCCGATGTATCGAAGTAGCGCCCAAGGCGAATAGCCATATCCGCAGTCACTCCGCGCCGCTCTCGCACAATCTCATTTACCGTCGGCGCAGACACATGAAGAGCACGAGCCAGAGCAGCCGGCGAAATGTTCAACGGCTCCAAGAACTCTTCCCGCAGGATCTCGCCCGGATGGATGGGGCGCATTCCGTTAATTGCCATGGTGCGACCTCCTCAGTGGTAATCGACTATTTCAACATTGGTTGGTCCCGCGTCTGACCATTCGAAACAAATGCGGAACTGATCATTGATCCTGATGCTGTACTGGCCCGCTCGGTTGCCCTGCAAAGCTTCAAGGCGGTTGCCCGGTGGAGAACGCAAGTCTCGAAGCTCAGTGGCGGCGTGAAGCATCGTCAGTTTTCGGGTTGCAACGCTCAGAATATTTTTCCAGCGACGCGAATCACCCGTTTCGAATAGCGCCTGGGTTTCTGCACATCTGAAATTCAGGATCACTTTTAACCCTTAACGTTAAGCGTTAATATCAACCAGTCTGACCAAAACGTCAAACCGTTTTAATGTTGTGGCCGGATTGGAGCAAGGGAGAAAGCCTCAAAGCCGACTCCAGATGATCAGGTGACAGATGCGCATAGCGCATGGTCATTGTGATCGAGGAGTGGCCGAGGATTCGCTGCAGACTGAGAATGTCACCGCCGGCCATCATGTAATGGCTGGCGAAGGTGTGACGAAGTATGTGAGTTAGCTGCCCTGGCGTATCAAATCCGCAGCGCTCATAGGCACCACGGAAAGCCGCCCTGCAGGAAACAAACAGCCGGCCAGTCCCAGGCATGGCCACCTTGAGAGCGGCCTCCTCCACTTGCTTGGGTATCGGCACGGAGCGAGACTGGCGGTTCTTGGTACGGTGAAAATGTGCCTTACCACCGAAGATGGCAGCTCGGCCTAGGCTTTCGGCTTCATCCCAGCGCGCACCAGTGGCCAAACAGATCAGAGCAACCGGGTATGTGTGGTTGTTGCTGGATCTGCGGCACTCTTCCAGCAGTTGGTTGATCTGCTCCAGGGTGAGAAACGACAACTCGGTTTGGTCGGTCTTGATCTGGCGGATATTGGCGAGCGGGTTCTTGCCTGACCAAGCACCAAGGCGGATAAGCTCAGAGAACACCGCCGACAGGTAGCGCTGCTCATGGTTGACCGTATGCGGTGAGGCATCTTTCAAACGGGCTTGCCGATAGCGCGCCCATGCGAGTGAATCAAACTCAGAAGCCTGCGGATTACCAAGGCGCTCGACTATGGCTTTAGTTCTGGAAAGCCGGGCCTTCTCATCCTTGAGCGAGCAGCCGTGCAGGTCATACCAAACATTCACCAAGTCAGACAGACGATCATCTAGCGGCCGGCCGGTTTGGTTGAAGGTGGCGAAGTAGTCCGACTCATAGCGCTGGGCGGCAGACTTGGTTAGAAACCCGTACTTCCTGATGCGCCGTCCAGAACGGCCATTTTCGTAAAAATCAGCCGTCCACGTTTTGCCATCCTTGCGTACCGTCATACCGCCCTACCCCACCGGACGTTGCGTTCTTCCAGCAGATTTTTGATGTGCTTGTAGATGTCGTATTCACTCATATCCTTGGCGGCGTAGTGGTCGCGAATGACCGGCCAGCATTCCCAGTTTTTCAGCCGGTCAAACGCCTTTTTTGCCCCCACCCGCTCCCTTGCCAGCAAGCTGACGAAGTTACCCAGGAAGAGTTCGACGTTCTTGCCAGAGAAGCCGCGAGAGGTCTTGTAGTAGCGCTTGTACTCAGTGTCATCAAGCAGCGAATCAACAGGCAGGTCTACCCGCACGTCTTCACGGATCAGCGTCCAGATCGGGGCGAAGTACCCAGGACGGCACAGCAATTTGAACTGACGTAGGCCGTAGCGCCAAAGACCATCCAGATGACCGGCAAAGGCTTCAAATGAGCGCGTGTCGATTGGTTGGCCGGTGCGGACGTCCAGGGAACCGCTAGCAAATTGTTGGATGACCGAATGGTGATAACGCAGCTCTACACGCCAGACAGGTTGCTCAGGGTCGTAGTTGTCCGGGTCTTGATCGTCGAAGCTGTCGCGACGCTTCCAGACGCTTTCCCAATAGTCGAGCTTGTCGGTGGCCTTGGCCTGCAGGGTCTTGTTGTAGATACCGAGCTGAACGCCTGATGCTGATCCGAAGATGTAGGACTGGCCCTTACCGTAGGTGGCTGACTCAAGTGCCCATTGGATCTCATTGATACCCGAAATATCACGAGTAGCTCTGGCGCGGCAGTGCATTTGAGTGACCAGCTCAGGCGGTGGCGTCCAGCCCTGCAGATCAAGGGCGAGGTGCACGGCGCATTGGTTAATTTCAACATGGGTCAGCAGCTGGGAAGCATAGAAATCTAAACGAGCCTGCAGGCGCTCAGGCGACAGGCTGTCGATTGCATGGGGCGACACTTCGATTTTCAGGTGTGGGCCGATGTTGTCCAGCTTGGCGTTGAAGTTCTTCACCAAGAGGATGATGCCGAGGTCTGCATTCTGCAGCTTGTACTGATACCCGGAGTCTTTACCGACTCGCCCTGAGTGCCAGCGCTGACCGGCGAAATTAACCAGGGTGCCGGGGTTGTCGAATAGCGCCATGATTTCCGGGCGAATCATGCCCCGGTACAACTGGCGCACGGTATCGACGCCACACCGAAGCAGGCGAACGCCTGACAGGTCGATGAAACCCATCTGGCCAGGGTCAACAAATAACCGGCTGGATGGGTTCTCCAATCCGGTTTCAATGTCGAGCCTTGCGAAGTCTTTTGGCTTAGCCATTTTTTACCCTTTACTCTGGTTTAGTCTGTTTTAACTTCTGGGTTTATCTGACGTGCTACAGGGACGTCAGCGCGCGCATTTGGCGCGGCGCTCGTACCTCGCGCATGCGCTCAAATGCGCCAAGCGAAGGCGCTGAGTGATCACCATAGGAATCGGCCTTTCTCGTAGGGAATACGGGTCACGGTGACGCCTTTGGGGGCTTCCTGGGGTTGTTGCTGCTGTTGCTGGGGTTGGTTGTTGGCCTGCTGCAGATCGGGGCGCGCACCGGGGTCAGGGCGGGCCGGATCAAATACACCGCGCTCTACCGTGTTCTTGCAGTAGGCGAACGTGGTTTTGTGCCAGCTGCCTTGCTGGGTGAAGCACTCGCAGATAAAGGCTTTCTCTTGCGTTCTGACGACCCGGTAGCGCTTGGCGTTGCGGTCGATATAGCCCTCGTCCGAACTCATGACGCAGGACAGCCGCGGGTAGCTTTGCGGCTTGGTCAGTTCGTCATAGATGGGGGCCGAGCTGGGAACGTCCGGTATGCGAGGGACACGGGCGGCTAGGTATTCATCCAGGCTCAAAGCCTTCTTGCCGGGTTTGTTGTTGACCGGGTTTATGAGTGAGCCGACCGAGCTTTTCACTTGATCGACTACGCCGGTCGGAGCGCTGGTTTCGGCCTGGGCTTGGGCGGCAGCTTGCTCGGTCTGTTTGCCGGCTTCGTAGCGTTCGTAGGCGCGGTAAACCATGAAAACCGCACCGGCGATGACCAGAACGGCCAAGATGAATTTGGTCGGTAGCTTGGTCTGGAAATGGTGCTGGGCGTTGCTGCTGGTGTAGACGCTGAAAAACTTCTTATCGAGGCGTACCGTGGTTTTTTCGGCATCCTTGAAGCTGGATTTCACTTCTACTTTTTCAATCACCGCATCGGATTCAAAGCGCAGCAGTTGCTGTGATTTGAAGACGCGCCAGTAGTGGATATGACCATTGCACAGGCGGCGCAGGTGCACATCCAGATAGCGCGGGTCCTGGGTGATCAAGTGCACTTCGTGGCCGCTATGGCGCATGGTTTCAAAGCGGGTGATGTGTTCAGGCGGACGCGCCCGAGGATCACGACCACCAAACCAGCCTTGGGCTTCGTCCACGACAATGATTGAGTCGTTGGGCAGTTCAAACCACTTTTCGGGATCATCGAACTTGTACCACGACGCTTTGAGCTGCTCTGGCTGCAGGCCGTTGATGTTGTGGAAATAGACGGTGCGGCCTTCTGCATGGGCCTTCTGATCCACTTCCTTGATGGTGTTGAGGGTCTTGCCGTGGCCGGGTTTGCCGGTGCGGATATAGAGCATGGGCGCGCCTCCTTACGCTTCGATGGAAGTGCCGCCCGGCTTGCGCCAGACCTGATTGCGTTTGCGATCCTGGGCCTTGTTGATGCCCGCGATGATGAAGCGGGTGAACACGGCGGACAGCATGATGTTTATCGCTATGTCGATCTTGGCCAGCCCGAGAATCTGCTGAATCACGATCCCCGAGTTGCCCATATTGGTGATCATGTAATCGCGGGCGGCGTTGATCAGCGCGTTGAAGCCGAAGTAGGTCACGAAGCCAAAACCGATGGCCCGAAGGACGGTCATCACCAGCGGGCCGGCGATCATCCAAAGGAACTGGGCAACCCATAGAAATGCAGGCATATCACTCACCTCCCGAGGCGCGGCCAACGTAGATGGCGTAGAACAGTGAGGCCGCTATGACGATCAGGTAGCCAAGGTCGGTGGCGAACTGGCACAGCGGCTCATAGGTAAATTCGAAGGTGCGGCCGCCCTGGCTGGTAAGGGTGACGGTTTTGGCTGCTGGGCAGGTTGCAGGCAGAAAGCGCGGATCAGTGGGGCCGCTGAACAGGCCGGACACATCAATTTCACCGTCGCCTTCGTCGAGCTTGGCGCTGTCGCCTTTGCCGTTGATAAAACCGCTGATGTCGCCTTCTTGTGCGGGGAAGTTGCCTGCGGCTAGGGCATCGCAGCGGGCGCGCTTTTGCGTGTCGAGAATGGCGCATTGAATGGCATCGCCGGAGCAGGCCAAGGGTTGGTCGCAGGCAAGACCGGAGGCGCTACCGCCGTCACTGTCGCCGCCACCTGGGTTGGTGCCGCCGTTGCCTGGGTTCGTACCCCCGTTGCCAGGGTTGGTGCCGCCATCCCCTGGATTAGTGCCACCGTCGCCAGGGTTGGTGCCGCCATCGCCTGGGGTGCCACCATCACCCGGATCGGTGCCGCCGTCGCCGGGGTCGGTCGGGTCAGTCGGATCGGTTGGATCGGTGGGGTCTGTAGGCTCAGGCGGCGGCGGGATTTCCGGCGGGGCGGGGTTGGACGCGGACGAGCAAGTGGCACCGTCTAGGGTGTAATCAACATTGGCGTAGATCAGGTCATGCAGATTTGAGGCAGGGTCTGGCACTGCAAACAGGTCTTGGGATTGCTCAGCTGATCGGGTGGCATTACAGCCGGAAAGGCAGAGCGTAGAAGGTGCGTTATTGCCGAAGCTGGTGAACGAGGCATCACCAATGGCGCGTTCTTCACGACCGATAGGGAAAGAGCGAGATTCGCTGCTGTCAGCTTCACAGACAGGCTGCAGGACAGCGGCGACGGTTATGCCACCGACTTGACCGGAGCCTGTCTTTTTTGATCCGCTTGAAGGGTGGGAAAACTCATAGATGCAATTGTTGTTAGGGCCGTTGAGCTCAACAGAATCAGTGAGCCTTGAAGCTGTCCAGCCGGGCTGCGAAAACGGAAACGTACGAGGATCAATGGCCGACAGAGAAATCAGAGAGCACGCCTGAAAGGGATCAGGGGCATAGAGTTCATCGCCTACGGTGAGCTTGTACGGGCGTTGATTAGCAGCATGAGCCAGTGAGCAGGAAAGGAGCGGCAGCAGGCAAAACAGCAAGCGTAGTTTCATGGTCAGACCCGCCCGAAAAATACGAGGTACAGCGCCACCACGGTGACCAGCAGGACGTAGAGTTCGTAGTTCATTGAGTGGCCCTGAAAAGTAAGTCCCGCCGTAGCGGGACTTGGGTGAAGCGCGCAGCGATTACAGAGCGCGGCGCATGTACTTGAAGGCAGCAGCGGCGACCAGTACGCCGAAGACAGCCCAACCGATGGTGCCGACGTCGGTGCCAGCGGTATCCAGTGCTGCAGTGGCCTCAGGCGGCACAGCGGCATAGGCTTGTTGAGTGGCCAGGACACCCAGGGCAGCGGCAGCGCCGAGGGAGCGTTTCAGGTTTTGCAGTTTGTTTTTCATGGTTGTTACCTCGCTATTTCAGGACTTTTTTCAGAACCAGGAAGCCGAACACCAGGGCAAACAGCACGATGGTTTCGCCCTGCAGCTCGCTGACCTGATCCCAACTGAGTGCAGTGCCATACAGGCCCTGCATTTCCTCGCTTGTGAGGTTGAGCAGTTGACCGGCGCAGATGGGTTCACCACCTGGGCCGGCCACCCATTCGCCCTCGCAGGCCAGAAAGTTCACAGGGGGCTCCGGCAGTGCGGACACGCGCAGATCACACGCCAGCTAGCAGCCGGCGAGGTCTTGCGGCAGTGATTGCAGAACATCCACACCACGGGAGCCGGCCTGCTTAGGACTTGGCCGGGTCAGCAGCCTGGGCCGCTGGTTTGGCTTGTTGCTGGCCGTTGGCTTGTGGGGCCGCAGCGCGGGCGGTTGGCTTGTCTACCGCTTCGATGTGCAGGGCGAGATTCTTGCCCTTGTTCTGGCCACCACGGGCAACGTCGAAGGTGATGCGCACCAGTTGCAGGGGTTCGAACTGGGAGCCGGCGTTAAACACTTCGTCGGCGGCGTCTTCGGAGATCGCCATGCCGATGATGGACAGGCCGTGCTCGGTCTTGCCGTCCGGTTCATCGCCGTAGAAGACCTTGGCGTATTTGGTGTCCTCCACCTGGGTCATTTGGGTGCCGAGAAATGCAACTTCCATAGTTGAACGAGCCATCGGTATTTCCTCTTTTCAGTTGCGCGTTAGTGCGCGGTTTTGCCTTTCTGCAGGCCGAGCGATCCCGAGCAGGTGAACTTTCAAAGTTCGAATCTGCTGGGTTGTTTCGGCTTGCCGGGGTTTAAAGCCGGGGGATGCGTTGAACTGTTATGCGGTGGACACCAAGGGCCGCGCCCTTGTCATCCCGTTTCGCCACCTGCGCCCGCGACTGGTGAACCAGTCCCGGACACAGGCGGCGATCTACTGGGTGGGTCTGCCTTGATATGCATGACGACAATTGCAGCGAGTAGGCCGCAGGTGAAGCCGTGGAGTTCAGCGCGGGTGTAGGCCAAACGAGGATCGGAAGAGCTACGCGAGGCCGTAGCGGAATTTAAGCGGCCCATTAAATTACCCATGGCGTAAGCGGCAATAATGGTTACGAAGGCAACCCAGGCAGGCCAATCGTCAAAGAGAGTCATGCACTCACCCCACTAGCTGGAAAGGTTCGTGCAGCGGCACGAAAGGCACCGGCTTGCCGATGTTTTCCACAACGCTCCAATACTTGGGCGGTCGGTCGCTTGGCGTGTGTTTCTCGCAGGTAAAGGCCGGGGTGATTTCCCACTGGGACAGCAAGGGCGTCCAGGCACCAGCGACGAGGCGCATCTTGAGTGTGCGAACGGGTCGGGCAGACGCGTGGCGGCATTGGTCGCAGGGTATGGACGGGCAAGGATCGGGCTTGGCCATCTCGGCCTTTGACCAGCAGACAGAGCAGTCGCAGTTCTCGGCGTGCTGCTGGTTGCTGTAGCTGAATGGCGTCATAGCTCATGCCCTCGCCTGGGTAACCGGAGCTGACGTAGATCACTGGGAAACCTCCTGCTTTACCTGGGGAAAGCTCGCCTCAAGGCGAAGGACGATTTCAGCATTCAGGGAGCGGCGCGCCTCTTTGGCGGCTTGCTCAATCTGCGCGCGGAGAGCTGCAGGCATGCGCAGCTTGAATTGCTGGTCTGCCCTACTCATCTGCGTAATCCCCGGCGCAGAACACGGTTTTGCCCCGGTCGAGGTCGCGGCGGATGCGGTGGAGGTTGATTACACGGCGGCGGCCAATCTTGATGGTGGGTACGGTGGCGGACTCTACCCAGCCACGCACAACATCAGGTGTGATCAGCTCTGTGCCGAGCATGTCGACCAGAACCTGTTGCGAGCAAAACGGCGCGTCACGGAAATCGGTAACTCGCTCCGGGTTCCCTTCGATGTTGAGCCCCACTACACCAGACTGTTCCATGGTTTTAACCTATAATTGATCGAACTATAACTAAGTAGTATTTACTAACCACGGCACAATTATGCCGTATTGGTTACTGAGTACAAGCTACTAAGTAGATCATTTAGGTATGATAAAAGACCGTCTTATAAGCCTTTTCGACAGTAAGCGAACCAGCGTTTGGTTCGAAAAGGAAACCGGGATCGACCGATACCGGTGGGGAAATATCAGAAGCGGGAAGGCAAGGCTTTCAGATGCCGAGATAGAAGCCGTGGTTAAGCTATTCCCTCAATACGCGCTGTGGTTAGCAAGCGGTGAGATCGCGCCTGAATGCGGTCAAACTAGCCCTGATTACGACGAGGCAAACCGAAACTTGACCAATCCAAACGTGGGATAGCAATCACAAAGGAAGTGGCTAGGCGTTGGTACGCCCATAGACCGGAGAAGGACAGTTTTGATGAATGATGACTCAGAAGAAATCAGGGCAGAGCGAGAGAGACCAACCAGATACAGGAAGGAGCCTGAAAAATTCTCAGGCCTCTGGAAACAGATAGCGATAGGTATTGTGGCGGCCTACTGCGTCATCAGCATACTCACTACGATCGGCTGGGTTATAGTGGCACACCTGATTACAGGCAACCTGAGACTTAACCTACCTTGGTGAAGTGGTGACGTGGTGAAGGCGTGCAGTAATAGGTTTAGAGAAAAACTGGCAACTATTTAAAACCATTACTAATCAATAGAAAGACTCACGCCAATATCATTAGCAATAGTTTCCAACAATTCTTTAGAGAATGGCCACTCAGCTAGAAGACGTTGTTTTTTCCGCCACAACATCCAGTAAATAAAAAGAACAGTGCTTTGCTGGAAAAAAACATTTTCGCTATATCTACAACTAATCACAGCCGCCAAACCACTATACTTAGTTATTACCCTTTGTATATTATCAACCAAACCATCATCAATAAGCCCCTCAAAAGAATCCCATATAACAAGAGAAGACTTTTGGGTATGAGGCGTAAGTCCAGTAAAACTATTATAGATAGAATCCAGACGTTCTAAAATCTTGTGCTCTTGCAAGGGACCATAATTTATGCGACGGGTTGCTTGAGAAAAAAAATCATCCGTAGTTTCAATAAGAGCCATGCTCTTTGCGACAATTCGATGAACGTCGGGCTGAACAGCTCTCTTAGCCTTGTATATAGCATCATGTGTAAGCTCAGCATGTGCGTGCTGCAAAAGTGTCCTTATCTGGACTTCACAAGGGACATTGACTGGAACAACCGTATCTTTATATAAAAACTCTTTCTTGGGACGAAGAATATAATGGACGGATTGATAGGCAAAAAGCAGAGGAGCTTTTTTCCTGTCCTCATCAAAGTGCTTGCAAGCATCAAAATCCCAACAATCCGAACTTTCAATTATATGGCAAAGTTCGCTTATATCGTCAAGAAGCAAAACAACAAACCTAACCCCAACTTTATCTTCAATATCATGATAGGGATCAGAGTATGCCTTACCACGAAAAAAGGCCTTATCAACAAGAGAATTATCATCTTTGAGTCGAAACTTTGCTGGCGCCTTGAGAAAGACATCTACATCCTTGCCTTTACCAATCAAAGCACCTTTTACTGTTTCGACAATGAACTCTCCCCAAGCACAATATAGGGGCTTGTCGCCTTCCCACTGCTGCCTGAAATCAGACTCGTTCATTCCTGCTGAACAACCTTATTTTTAATAATAACTTTAGTCCACTCTACTGGACTACCAGACTCATCTAGCCCACCATCTATTGGCTCGATAACCACTAAGTCCTTAAATGCTTGCGACGGAGCAATTATTCTCACATTACCCCCAAAGCTAATTTTCCTAAACTTTAATTTTCCCTCAATATGAGCAATATCCTTAGTAAAAGCTGTAGTGGGAATACCTTCATCTTCCATGTATGAAGTAAAAGCATCTTGAGTATCTATATCATCAAAATACCTTGAAGCAAAATCTAAGGAGCTGATAGACGACGAAGTGTCAACTTTCAGATAAGTGGTTAGCGCATTAAGCAAATCATTCTTTTCAGAAGGGCCAATATCCATTAAAGAAATAAAATCACTCGTAGCTTCATAGAATTGCTTAGTGGTTCTAGCACTAGTCTGAGGATAGCCACATCCAAGAAAATCTGCATAAAAATATTTCGCAGCAGCTTTGCCATCTGCTTGGTTTATCTGGTAATCCGAAACCATTACAGCCCATTTATCATTAAGATCATCAGTACCAGTACCAGCATTATTCTTTTCAAAGAAACCTGCAGTTTTATATAACTTAGTCCCCGGAGTGAGAAGAACCTCCTCTACAAATTTTAAAGATATCTCATTAGTTTGTTGATTCACCTCCTTTTCATATGCGCTATGTATTTCAGCTTTAATAATACCTAGGAATTTCTTTGCTGGATGCCCTTGCCGCCCTAAAAAAACAACAACAATACCCCCAGGTATAGCTTTACTTTTCTGAGCATCAGTCAATTTCTTGGCTATTTCATAGGACGAAACAGCAAAATCCACAGGGGACAAGTCAACCATCTGATCAATAATGGAAGAAAGGTCTTCCGGCTCCTGGCTTACGATTTCCATTTGAACAGCTTTAGAGCCTTCACCCAATGCATCACGCACACGAGATTTAAATGCCTCCATAGCTGTACTATCGAACCGCGTATAATCGTGACTCCGAGTGGCAGTAACTTTATTCCCATCCTCATCACGACGATAAATCTGATGAATGATTATTCGATCAATTACTAGATTCCCCAACTCCATTTACGACCTCCAATAATAAAAAAAACAAAAAATCTCGAATTTGAAGTCGAGTATTGACTCAGCTAATAGTTCTTTCGCAGGATTTAAAAGCCCAGCCTAACGCCCCCTCTAGAGGGTATGTGTAATGGAAGATCGAAGAAGGCAAAAAAATGGCGATGAAGAAAAAATCTTCAAGATGGGAGATATTTTTAAGACGGGCCATCCCTGACTCCAACTGATCCATTGGCACATGGCCACTAGGGTTTATGGATCATGCACCAAAGAGAGCCAGAGGAAAACTAAACTTATGACTACATCAGCATGCTTTTCTGAAAAGCTCTGTTTAGGTAAGGTGCATGGGCTGTCGAAGGCCCCGCTTTATGGGATTCACTGGCTTAGAGAGGCTAGGCTGGGGTGATTCATAATGCAGAGAGCGGGGTTCAAGCACCTGTGTAACCACCAAACAAAACAAGGGTTTAGCGAAAGCTAAGCCCTTTTTTATATTCGGGGCATCCCACAAGTATCCATTTCTTGCGCCAGGTCTAGAGCCAGAAATACGCATAGCCTAGAGCGGCAGTGACGACCGAAACACAAACCGTGACAGGCCAAAAGTAAGAAGATCCGCCAGATCGAGCATCAAGAATCTCTTGGGCTTGAAGATGGACGTAAGAAGGTTGAGTCCGATACTTAACAGGACGCTCAATGCGCTCTACATCAGAAGGTTGCTGCTTAGGTGGCTGAGGCGGTGGGCCACCTGCTCTGAAATTATCCCAGGATGCTTTATGCCCTTGCTGGCGAAGTTCTTCACGACGCCACTCACGATCCTCAAGCCCCATACAGCCCTCCTAGCCTTTAGTAATTTTCCCGATCTTATCTTAGACGCATCAAATGGTCGCGCTGAGTAACGCCAACGGAGAGAAGGTAAACGCCGCAGCAAAGTGATCAGGGGAAAATATGAATAGCGCATCATCATCTTGATATTCACTTTCGTGAAGGCAACAAAAAACCCGCCGAAGCGGGTTTCTTCAAGACCATCCTGACATCCTGTCAGAAGCCTCCTAGGCAATGGTCGATCATCCATGATCCTGAGCGCGTCCTGCGCTTCAGTTGATGTGTGTAGATTAGGCTCAAGAGCGAAGACCAGACAGAGGACATTGCAGCCAATGCGTGTAAGCCTTTCGCTATAGGAGGGCCACGCCATGCACTGTCTTCGTAGAAAATATCTAGCCATCGTCTTCGAAATCGGAGCTGACTACATCAGCCGTTTTTTCTGTAAAGCTCTGTTGAGGTCAGGTGCCAGGGCTGCTGCAAGCCGCGTTCTATGGGCTTCAATGGCTTAGAGAGGGCTGGCGGTGGTGATTCATAATGCTGGGGTCCGGGGTTCAAGTCCCTGCGTAGCC